GGGTTTTTCTGTTTATGGTAATACTAACTATGTTCACCAATATATCAGCGATACTTATGAGAGTGACATTCGCTGGGATATGGAAAAGGTTAAAGTATTCACCATTGACATTGAAACTGCAGTCGAAGATGGATTCCCTGATGTAAAACAGGCTAACGAAGAAATTCTACTAGTTACAATTAAAGACTTTCAGTCTAAACGCATCATCACATTCGGCACACGCGAATATGAAAACACACGTGACGATGTCACATACTATCGTTGTAAAGACGCACTACACTTGCTCAACGAGTTTATGATTTTCTGGCAGCAGAACTATCCCGATGTTTTGACTGGTTGGAATATCAACTTCTTTGACGTACCATATCTAACTAAACGTATTCAGCGTGAGTTGGGTGAAACGATTGCGACTAAACTTTCACCATGGGGTTATATCAATGAACGAAAGATCTTTGTTCAAGGTAACGAAGAAATTTCATTTGATATTCATGGTATCTCACAGCTTGACTATCTGGATCTGTATAAGAAGTTTACTTATCAGAAACAAGAATCATATCGTCTAGATTATATTGCAGGCGAAGAACTTGGTGACGCCAAGAAAGAAAATCCAGGCGATACCTTTAAAGACTTTTATACCAACTACTGGCAACAGTTCGTTGACTATAATATTCATGACGTAGAACTTGTTGATAAACTTGAAGATAAGATGCGACTGATTGAGTTGTGTCTTACCATGGCATACAACGCAAAGATTAACTATGAAGATGTGTTCTCTCAGGTTCGTATGTGGGATGCAATCATCTATAATCATCTACGCAAGAAACGTATAGCCATTCCCACCAAAACTGGTTCTAGCAAGAACGAAGCATTCGAAGGTGCTTTCGTTAAAGATCCATTGATAGGTATGCATAAATGGGTTGCTTCGTTTGACTTGAACTCACTGTATCCGCATTTAATTATGCAGTATAACATCTCTCCCGAAACTTTGAGTGGCGAGAAAATTTCTTGTAGTGTTGAACGACTACTTAACAAAGAAGTTGATACGGAGTATTTGAAACGCAGAGATCTTGCTTTGACAGCCAATGGTTGGACTTATCGCAGAGACATTAAAGGTTTTATGCCTGAGTTGATGGAAAAGATGTATACCGACCGCAGTAAGTTTAAGAAGCAGATGTTAAAAGTCGAGCAGGAATATCAGAACGACAAATCCAAGAAAGAACTTCTGAAAGAGATTAGCCGACTGAATAACCTGCAGATGGCAATGAAGATTGCATTGAACTCAGCTTATGGTGCCATGGGTAATCAGTATTTCCGTTACTTCGATATTCGTATGGCTGAAGGAATTACTACTTCAGGTCAGTTGTCGATTCGCTGGATGGCCAACGAGTTTAATCGTTATCTCAACAAAGCAATGAAGACAGAGGGTGAAGATTTTGTTATTGCCATTGACACAGATTCAATCTACCTAACACTGGAAGATTTGATTGAAAAAGTCTGCGATGGTAAAACCGATGAGCAGAAAATTAAATATATGGATAAGGTTTGTGAAGAGATCTTCCAACCATTCATTGACCAAACGTATCAGAAATTGGCAGAGTATATGAACGCATACTCTCAGAAGATGATTATGAAACGTGAGGTTCTTGCTGATAAGGGTATCTGGACTGCCAAGAAAAGATACATATTGAACGTACACAATTCTGAGGGAGTGCAGTATGCGAAACCTAAACTCAAAGTTATGGGACTTGAAATGGTCAAGTCGAGTACACCTGCTGTTATTCGTGACAAACTTAAAGATTCGATTGAAGTTATTCTCAAGGGCAATCAAGCGGATTTACATTCGTATATTGAAAGTTTTCGTGAAGAATTCAACCAAATGCCAGTAGAAGACATCGCATTCCCACGTGGTGTTAATGGTTTAAGAACATATGCAGGATCGCCAATTTATGCAAAAGGAACACCGATTCACGTCAGAGGTTCATTACTTTACAATCATTATATCAAGAAACTTGGTCTTGAGAAGAAGTATCAGTTGATTAAAGAGGGTGAGAAGATTAAGTTTGTATATGTGAAAAAACCTAATCCATTCCAAGAAGATGTTATTGCTTTCCCACAAACACTACCGAAAGAGTTTGGATTGGAAGACTTCATTGATTATGAAACACAGTTTCAAAAGACATTCCTTGATGCGATGCAAACTGTAATCCAACCTATCGGATGGAATGTTGAAGCCAAGTCTTCGCTGGAGGATTTCTTTGGATAATATTAAAGTTATTAAAACAGGAATCAATGTATCAAAGATTCTTGCGCAGTTAAAACTTTATAAAGATGATTGGAATTCTGAAACACAGATGAAAGGTTCATCAACAGTCCAAAAAGAGTTTGGTTTTCCAGAAATTACTGCAGGTGTTTTGCAATTGATTATTGGTGGTGTTGAGAATGAGTCGCAATATGTTGGTGATACTGAATACTGTATTAAAACACCTGCGTATAACAGACACACAGAAATTGTTAGATTTATGAAAAGAAACTTCCATGACCATTCACGTTGTGGATTCTTGTCACTTCCAGTTGGTGGGAGTGTTGGAAAACATATAGACGTTGGTAGTTATTATCAAACGAGAGATCGTTATCATTTATCTATTGCAGGAAGATACAAATATATGGTAGGAGATGAAGAATACATAGTAGAGCCAGGAACTCTATTGTGGTTTAACAACAAATTACCACATGGGACTGAAAATGTTGGCAATGAAGTTCGGGTTACTTTTGTATTCGATGTCCCACATCACAAATCCAACCCACAACATAAACTTTACAAATAAACATATTTCGTGTATAATAAAATTTTAGGAGTTGAAAATGAGCATACTAGACAAAATTAAAAAGAATAGCACTATTAAAGATACTGCAATTTTATCGCAGTCAAAGTTCTTCACCAAGAAGGACATGATTCCAACTTCCATCCCAGTAATCAATGTTGCATTATCTGGTCGTTTGGATGGTGGTCTTACTCCAG